TGTCCAACACGTAAATCTGGGAACCATCGGCAGCGCCATCAGACCCTACCGACTTTGGCACATCCGCATCTGGAAGGATGGGAATGCCTTGATAGGTAGCCAAGACTAGACCAGTCTTCGTACCGGGGAAGGTTCGCTCTGAACCGACACCCACCTGATACTCTTCCTGACCCATATATCGCTGATCAGCTACCAAAATGCGTTCCATCGCAAAATACTGATCATGGCCTAGCAAAATAAGCTTTGGCTCACCACCGTTCGTGCGAATCTTCTCGATGCAATTATCAATCATTGCAAGGGTGATTACCCTTCCTACTCCTGCGGCAGCTTCAATATTCGCAGCGGCATTCCAGTTACCAGCAGGACGACCACCAAATGTGAGGTCGTATGCATTGACGCCACCATCAGCAATGAAGTTAGCATGGGCTACAACACCACCGACTCGCGTTCCATCTACCCAAACAATGTCGTCAATAGAAGTAAAGCCAGCACGTTTACTGACTGCTACTAAGTCGAGAGCAGCCATAGTTGATCCGTTAGTATACGTAACAACGCCTGTACTGGTGTCTACTGCGGAGATTACTCTATCAGTAGTCTCCCACGCATTAGAGTTGGAAACGTCCCAGCAGCGCACCGAATCTCCGACATGGAAATGCTTTGCGCCAGCAACTGACGTAAATGTAGTTCCCGCTCCTGCGGTTGGGTTAACTGCACTCAGAGAGAGCAGCTGTGTATTAATCTCTTTGATATGGTCAAGCTGTGCATTCTCGTTTTCCAATGCCAGCACATCTCCGACACCACCCTCAAGCTGCGCCGTAAAGACTGACTTCACGGACGCTCCGAAGGTCGTACCAACGATTCTAGGTAAACTAGAAACCGTCTCGATAGCGGAGATATCAATGGTGGGGAGTGCGCCTGTCTCAGTGATAGCAGCGGAGCGAGAGGCTCCAGCAACGCTAGCACGACCAGAGCGAACACGCCAACCAGCTGTGTTGCCCCAGACTGTTCTGGGAATTGCATTGAAGAAACGAGTTTGGTTATTTAGAGCCTGCCACACCTTTCGTCCATATGTAGTATCGAATATACCTGATGCACCGTCTGCACCAGTGCCGACTGTATAACTCGTTCCGATCCCCGCACCAGCTTTCGATAGAAAGTCTGGGCCGAAAACCGAACCGTACAGACCACGCTGTGACTGTGCGATATATTCGCTTAGACTTGGGTTAGCCATAGTATTCCTCCTTTACCTAATAATCTCGTTTATAATTTAGTTCTGTATTAACTCGCGTGGAAGACCCTCAGTGATCCCGGCTTCCATCGCAGTTTGCATCTCTCGTAGCTGTTTGTACGAAAGAGTTGTGAGTTGGTCTATAACGTCATCCTGAGACTGGGCTTTCTTGAGTGGCGTACTGCCATCAAGACCTAGACCAACAGGGCTGTTGATTTGAGTTTGTCGAGGGGCTACAAGACTCCGCTCTTCACGGATTCCCATTTTCCTCAAACGACTCTCGCTCTCAACCTTAATCATCTTCTCCATATTCCCTTCATAGTCAGCAACTTGCTTTTTAAGGGCATCTAGCCTTTTCCGCATCGCAGCCATTCCATCATCTTCATCGTCTTCCTCGTCTAATTTATCTCCCTCTTTCCTAACCTGAGCAGCGACATCCTCGTCATCCCCTTCATCTTTAGGATAATCATTATCATCGTCTGCCTTACGAGCATACTTCATCTCTTCATCATCATCATTGTCCTCTTCGGCGTCGTCTTTAAGCATAGCCTGAATCGTAGCCTGAACATTCTCAGTCTTCGTATCCGGACTTACTTTCTTTTCACCATCATCAGCGTTACCAGCTGATTTACCAGTGCTGGACGCATTGTTTACCTTAGTTCCATCTACTCCCATTTCATTGTCACTCTTAATGACTCGTACAACCGCCGTAGCAATTTCTTTTACTAAAGCGGTATGATCAGCATTAGCCTGATCTTCTTCGGCCTTTCTAATCATAGCATCTTCCTCGTCTGTAAAACGGGCATCCATCTTTTGTAGAACTTCAGCGACTGCCGCTAGAGCAAGATTCGTACCCTCCATCTGCTTTTCCACTCTCGTCAACATAGTATTATCTGACATGGAATCACCTCCTAAATTGCTCCAACGGTTGGTCTAAGCCACTTCCGACCATTAGAATCTATTTTATGTTTTTGTGATTTACATAAACCACTATATTATTATACTAAAACTATAAAGAAATCCTATCTCTATTCATCTAATATAGGAATTTCTCCAGTTTGCATCCGTAAAATATCATTTCTGAAATCATATAATGGAACTTGGATAAGCTTTTTAAACTTTTCACACTGAGTTCCCTCCGGAAGAGATGCCTCTACTAAGTCTAAAATCTTTCCAACCATACGTGAATGTCGTGCGACTACATACTCCTGTTCCTTTGTTACATTCATAACTTACCTCTCTAATTCTAGTTTAATCTGTTTGGCTAATAATGTCTCATCTTCAAACATACGTTCCGCTATTGTTTCTAACCACTTAGTTGGTTTTCTATCAGGAGTTTGCGTTGCCATAAACCATCTATTATTTATATTCATAGGTCTATGATTTTTATATTTACGCGTATGTTTTCTTACCGATACATTCCCCCGTTTAGTTTTTCGTGTATGTTGTGGTACTCTTTGAGTATAAGTACCAGAGAAGGGGATAGGTGACTGACCTTTTTCTAATACATCTGCATCTGCATGAGTAAACCCAAAGTTAATTGACGATCCTTTGTCATGTTTAAACTGAGTCCTGAGAATATTCTCACGCATTATAGGTGAAACACCTGATGGCAAATTATTTCTCGCTTCTGTTAATACCAAACCTACAATGTTCATCATTGCTGCTTTTAGTTTTTCTTGAATTTGACTTGGGTCTGCCACAAACCACCCCCTATTATAGAATTATACTAATAAATAATAATTTTCCTATTTATGTATTGATCCATACATTTGGTAAAACATCTTTAAAACTACCATTACTATCATCATACCTATTTAAGAATAAAGTTTCCTTTCCAATACATCCATATTCCGGATGCCAATAAGTAACAATTTGTTTTGGTCGTGTAATAACCTGTAATCTCTGTAAGGCGAATTCATCGCCCCCCTTCATAGTTCCTACCACATGAATTTCACCTGTTCCAATATCTATTTCATCAACTCTATGGAAATGTCCTATCATGACAGAATCAAAATGGTCTGGGATATCTCCTACCTCTCCCAATTCTTCAGTTAGAACCCTCCGAAACTCAAAAATAGAACGCATCTTCGTGATAGAATTCACAATAGATGTTCCCGATCCTGCTCCAGAGACTGCATCTCCATGCATGATTAGAACTTTACGTTCATGCACATCAAAAGATGTAACAAAGCTTTGAGGAATACGGAATGTTATATTCTTTTGTTCCCTACAAAAAGCTGCTACCCATTGATACAACATGTAATCCCAATCCATATACTTATCTTTCATGGGTGGCTTCCTAGTCATACGACCATGATTACCTACCACACATGGCACTTCAATCTCTTCAAAATGTGGGGCCAAAAACATTAAAGCTTGTGCTATAAGGTTGGCTCCCCGAATCATTTGATTCATACAGTTATCTACATTTGTTCGTGCTAACTCATCGTGAATATCTCCGGAGATCATATCGCCTAACATTGGCAATATTAACTTGTTTATAGGTGCAATCCCTCTTCTAAGTTCTACAAGGTATAATAATTGATTCGCCCATCCAAATAGACGCCTATTAAAAATATCAATATTATAGGCATTCAATCCAATCATTTGAGATTTTTCAACCCTATCTCCAATGTGCGTATCCGATAGTGGAGCAACCACAATTTGCGGCCTACGCTGTCGTGGCATCTTCTCAGGTGTAGGAATCTGAACAGCCCGAATAGCGGGAGCCAAAGTATGTATCGAATCAACAACCACTTCTTTTTGAACCGCGTCTTTAATAACGTGTTCATAAAGTTTCTTCCAATAAGCTGCCTCAGTTTTTAGAGTTTGTACTTTCTTATCTAGTTTTATTTTATTTGTATGACTATACTCAGTAACATCAGCAGGCTCTTCGTTAGGAAAGACTTCCCTGTCGTACCATCGTTGTACGGTAGTTCGATGTACGTCTATCCCGAACGTTTCCGTTAACCATTCCGATATCCCTATCCATGTCTGTCCCGCTTGTCGCTTTCTTACGATTTCTGATCTTGCCTCTTCTGGAATCATATTCTCTCCTTATTTCTAAATAAACAATTTTTCCGCAAATAAAACAATTTAAATCCCTATCTTGATTTAAATACATAGCCCCTTTACACTTAGGACAAGCATCAAATAACATCTTCATTGTTTGATTTTTCCCCCTTCTCAACTATTAAATCTATCAACTTCGCTTCTAGAGTTTGATTTAGTGCTTTAAATAAAGCATCCTCATGTCCCAATTTTTGCAACTCATCTGCTTTTTGTAGCACCGAACTTCTCGTCTCAACTTTCTGTATTGGAACTACTCCATAATACTGTTCTTTCATAATAGTATCTAACTCCTTACTAATGTCTGCCATTGGATCAACTTTATCAGACATTGCTGATTCTCTAGATCGTCTATCTTTATCGTGATCCTGAATCTGCTGCACTTGCATAACAAAATCTTGCTCTGCTTCTACCGCAGTATTGTCCATTGCTGATGGAAATTCAACAACCATAGGTGGATCACTAATGCTATTATCTTCTCTCTCTTCCATAGGATATTCATGCTCTTCAGCTTTTGAAAGCATTAAAAATTCCTTTAGTTCTGCAATGGTTGCCTTTCTCTTTTTACCTTTAGGGTCACCATTTCCTCCATGTGTTGGTGTAAATCCTAATCCACCACTACCTGTTGTTGCCACAGTTCCAACACCCGCACCTTCTTTTCGTAAGTTTATATCTTTATATCTATCTTTATATCGGTCAACCCTCTTAGGTTCCTCGCTTCGGATATCACGTTTATGCATTGTATTAACTTGTTCAAGTAATTGATTCTGTGCTTGTGTAGGTAAATATTTGCCTGCTAAAGTAAAAGCTTCGGCAAAATCTGAATACCCTTTATTTTTATATATTTTTATAAATGAATCAAAAAGTTTAGCTTCTATTTTCCAAGCTGCTTTATCATCACCCATTTCCAATAATGTATCTGTTATCATTAATCGCGCTCCCCATATAAGAACCACTTTACATCTTTAATACTAGGTGGATCAGATATTAAGTCTACCATATTTTGATGCCCTGTAGTTGTACCGGGATGTATAAAATCTTTAAGGACAAACTCTGGATTGGCTCGTCTTATTTTCCTTGGTGCAGTACCCCAATATTTAAAATCTATATCCCCATACATACCAGTTATATTAAATACATTCTTAATTACACGACTATAATGCCCTAGCACATGTGACTCAGTATTCCCCGTTCTTTCTATTTCGTCATTTACTAATTGATTTATTTCTAGGTTACTTAACGCAATTAACCCTTGATAGGAAGCTGAATTAACAGCCATCATATGTGCCATATCAACTGCTGATTGGGTCATTCCCCCCTGCATGTCTTCATGTTTCCCATGGACATATTTCATCAAATACTCACGGGCTTTCAAAGGACTATTATCATTCTGTAATATTAACCATCTACAAAAAAGTGGCATATAATCACCATAACCTAAAGCTAAATCTCCCCCCGGTAATGGCATGTTTTCAACATCATCTCTCGTTGCAGCTGATCGAGGAAAACGATCATGCAATAATAACTGAGTCATTAGTTCAACGGGTGCTTCATTACGCATTAAATGATATTTCTTGAATTCTAGATGTTCGTCTAGTATTCTCTGTGACGTAGATTGCTCAAATGCAAGACCACCGGGTTCATTATCTTCAGGATAAGTTATCAACTCTTTAAAGCCCCCAGAACCAAACGTGGTGGAAGAAGGTGAAATATTAATACCCGCCCCTGTTACGGGATGTGGTTGAGCAAAGAATATAAACGACATCTGTTCTACTTGATCGAATTCAGCAGGAGAGTTTGCCTGTTGACTTGAGTGGATGGCTTCATGCAATAGAATATGAATTGCGTCTAAGTATCTTCCAGTATGATCCTCAAACAATCCTTGGGCAACATAAGGATTAATCACAACAGTATCCTCTTTAAAATCAGAAGTTTGGAATATACGGTTTTGAACCCTTGCGGATCGTGCATTGAGATAAGATGCCCCAAGGTTTTCACCCCTAATAGTGAACATTTCAGTATGAATCAGCCGTTTCTCCATCTCGGTACGCTGCTCAGGAGATAAAGCAGCTGTGTCACCAATACCCACTTCTTCCAAGAAGTCATTTACAGTGTCCCGTTTTTGCATTACCCCTAACCACTGACCATATAATCCTTTAGCATCTACCATTACTGTAGTATCAAGAGACATCCCTAATTCATAAGAAGGGTCTTCATCAATATTCGGAATTCCAATTTGCGGTTGAGGCAGCTTACTAAAAACTTTTAGCAACATATTTAATGCTTCGGCCTGTTTCGGTTCAATACGCTCTCGCGCCTCTGTTAAAGCATCATGAGCATCCTGATAGGCCATAGCGAAACGTTGCGCCTCCGGACGATTTCTAATTTCGCGTCTAACAATTAGAGTAAAAGCATCTGCATCTATTGGAATTAAATGTCCTTCATGTTCATCGACAACATTCGGAGCAATTTTATTAACTTCCTTTATAATATATTCTGCATAGTCTGCTTCTACTTCATTAAACGTTGCCCGAAGTTCCCCTATAGACCCACCTACCTCCTGTTGTATCTCCTTACGAAGACTCTCAAACTCTTCCGTATAGAGATGGTGTTCGATTTGCGTACCATCACTTGCAGAACCATCATAATAAAGTCCTTCCCGTGGCCCTTCAATAAGACGGGTTCCTTTTGGAGCATCATCAGGATCATTAATTTCAATACGATCTTCTGGCATTGGCCCCATAGTAGATACGTCCCACTGTAAAGCACCAGCTACAGTAACAGGTTTATCTATAGGTTTATCTGTAGGTTTTTCAGTTGGAGTATCTACATCCTCTTCCGGAGGTTTTTCTTCTGTCGGTTCCTCTTCTTCAGCTTCCTTTAATATATACGCAATAACCCGTTGTCTAGATATATCCATAAACTTTTGAAGCCACACCTCTTTAGAAAGAACAAGATTTGTATCCATAGAAGATGAATAAACAGAATCTGTTGAGGTTCCAACACGAGTATGCTTTTCAAAATTAGGGTCTTTCTTTTTTCTCCAATCAATGCGTTTCGGGCCTAACTTACCTTGATAGTTACTAGGATAAGCTGGATGGTTAGTGCTACGTTGTTGATCGAATTTAACAAAGGCTGTCAATTTATCCATCGAGGTTTCATCTTTTTGAGGCACATGAGCGTTATTTCGCTTCCAACCTTTCGGTTTCTCTGCCCCACGTTTTAATGAATCTGCTTGTGGGTTACCGAAATCTTGTACCCCATATTTTAGAATTGACGTAGCTAATCTACGACGCATCTCAGTTGATGTAATGGGTGTATCATATCCCATCCCTCGACTTCCTATTGAAGATGGATCAGAAGCCTTCTTAGTATACCCAGACGCATGTGCGGCTCTAGCCACCTCTTGAGCCTTCTTCTTAGAATCGAACGGCCCTTGAGTTCCCCAGTACCATTTACCTTTCTTTTGACGGATAGGCATTAAATATCCTCAGTTATATCTGTTACGGAAGATGTAGTATCAAGAGTAGTGTTAGGACGTTGCGGAATAGAATTTGTAAAGGTTGCTTTCGCAACATCTAAAACACCCGATGGCCCCAGATCAGCAACAAAGTCTATACCATTTTGTAAGAACCAAAGTTTAGACCCGTCTGGACTTATCTCTTTAATTACAGGACTTGTAAAACCTTTCTGCATTAAATCTCCCATCCATGTCTTATTAATGGGATGGCCTCCCCCAATATCTTTAATACCCCAGTTTCTATTTTCTGCTTTATGCGCTCGTGCTTCTGCATATTCATCAATATCCCGTTCTTCGTTCGGGGCTTTGTCATGCCAATCAGGAGTCCTTCCACCGGTACGTCCATTGAATTTTCCTTCAGCTTTAAACATTGCTTGTATAGCTGTTTCACCACCACCTTCAGGAGCAGCGGGTAGTTCTTCACCTCCACCTTCACCACCACCCCCAGCGGCTTCCATTTGCTGTTGCTGCATTTCCTGCTGTTGCTGTTGCATCTGATATTGCTGTTCCTGTTGAGCCAATTGCATAGCTTGTTGTTCCGCTTGCATCTGAGCATTTGGAACCATTTCACCATGTATAACAAACTCAGCATCTTGCATAGCCACTCCCTCTTCTTTAAGAGTAAACATAAAACCAAGAGCCGCCATTGTTTGCATAACTTGCGCTCGTTGCTGTAAGAAACTGATCTTTGTTGCTTCTGCTTTCTCTTCTGGATTCGGCATCTTCAAATCCCAATCATCAATACCGAAAGCCTCTAAAATATATGGAATAATTTTCTGTTGTATAAGACGTTGGTCAGATTCTACTACTCGACTCATAACTACAAGTTGTTGTGTCTGTGTAGATAAGCCACCAAACGCTTCTGGTGCGCCCTGCCATGCAGGAGTTACTCCCCACATAGCTGCAATTCGTTCACGTATCTCTTCCCTAACCGGAAGATAGTCCATCTCTTGAAGAGTATGGAACAAACGAACAAGATCAACCCTGCCACGTTGACTACGGGCTGATACTGCAACCATAGGAATAAAGTTAGGATCAATTTTAGTCTGGGCAGCAATATGCTCACGTTCGCGTCTAAGGCTCTCTGGATCATCTGTAGTGACCATAACCATTGACGCAGGCATTTTCCTCTCAAAGAAATACCTATAAAGATTCTTATCCATTCCGATAAGCGTTAATCCTTTTTCAAAAACCGTAAGTATTGGACTCCAACCATAAGTTTCCGAAGGGGAAAACTTAGAAACATGAATAACTTCGTGTTCCAACAAATACACATGCTGGTTTCTATGGTAGTATTTGTACATAACGGGTTGCAATTCTCGTTGGCAATCAGGTTCTTCACAGGCTCCCGGTGCTTCATTGACTTCTTCTCTATGGAGTGGGCATATAAAATGCGCGTTTTTAGGTAAGCCAGCCTGATCAAGGTCAAATTCGACCAAGGCTGGATTAAGTCGTCTGATTTCTTTAACTTTAGAGCGTAATGTTTTACCATCACTATAATACTCCTTAGCTAAATATAGAAAAGCATCATCAATTGAATTTAAATCAAAATGAAATTGTCTTAATACTTCCTCCAAACTTTGGGAGAAGGCATTACAATTCTTCATAAATTTCTCTAACGTTTCTTTTGCTTCAGTATCTGGGTTTTCAGTTTTGGCTTCCCATACCAATCCTCTCCTAAATACTTCAGATGTAATATGATTTAATGGAGAACGTATCTCTTGTACTGACATTACAATAGTTTGTAAGTCTTGTACTAGCTGTTGCCTATACGCCATTTGATGACGTACCCATGTATTAACTACATGATCTAATCCAATCGTAGGAGCAGAGGCTGTTTCTGGCCCACCGCCTGCTTTCATTAGTTGCAACATATCAATTTGATTATTTAAACTAGTCATCTGTTGTGCTAATACTGGCACATCTGGTAAATATTCTGATAATTTCATATATTAATCCCTACCTAAATTAGTCATCTCCTGCATGGAGACTAACTTTAGAATTGAATTCATTGCATGTTCTTTCAATTCATACTCTTCAGAACGTGGTTCTCTTACCACAATATCTTCTCTTAGCTGTTTATGTAACTCTTTAATCTCCACATCCTTCTCTAAAATCGCTGCATCATATTCACTTGTATCCGTATCAAATTGGGCATTGGCTAAGACTCCTAATCTCGCAGCCTCTTTAACCAAAGAAATGAATTCACCCTCTGTTAAAATCTTTACCGCATCATTCTCATCTGGAATATCATCCTCTGGGTCTAATGATCGCAATGCATCATGCCATGTATCCAATATTCTCCATGTATTTGTTGTCTCATCTCGTACCGCTGTATACTGAACTTCCCTGTCTCTTAACATATTTCCAATAACCATTCACATCTCCTATGCTAATGCTTTTTCTAACTTGCTAGGATTAAACCCAACAATCGGTGTACTTCCTACCATTGTTACAGGCGTTACTCTAAAGCCCATCCTAAGTAAATCTTCTGCATATTCTGGATTCTCTGATATATTATACTCAGTAAACTCATAACCTCCTTTACGCAACCAAGCCTTGGTCGCCAGACATGGGCCTCAACCAAGAGAGGTAAAAACAGATATTTTAGTTGCCATAATCAATATCCTCCATTCCTTCACATTGGGTACATCCGCAATAGTCTTCAGTGCATTCACACGATCCTGTTTCAATGCAAAAACATTCTTCTTCCTCCGCACCTTTTGCTACTTCGTTGCAATCACATTCTTCATTTCCGTACATTAAAGT